GCTGTCCAGGCTTCAGGCTTGGATCGGTTCAGGAACCACTGACTAACCTTAATCAGCGGAAAGAAGAACGGTTTGCGTTCGCTTGGTACGGATGTCGTGATCGGATCGGGAAGCATCTCTGTCCACAGCATGATCTGGCGCAAGGCGGTTGGGTCACCGTCTTGCAGTTTCTTCTGATGTGCCGCTACACGTTCTAACCGCTTGCCTTGCTCATCAGTTAGATCAACCGACTCTAGCAACGCAGACACGTTCTCACCTTTATCTCGTGCGTTAGATATGATGGCACCGGCCTGTGCTGCCAAGCCAATCACCTCACCCATCTGCTCAAGCGTTTCGGTACGCCTCTTGTTTAGCTTTTTAATTACTTCTTTGAGTTCTTGCATCTGTCCCTGCCTTTCAATAATGCGGCGTTGTTAAACTTAGGAATCTGACGACGCCGCTTGTCGTGGTGCTTCCTTGCTCTGAGGTCGTATGCCTCACGAGCCTTTTGGCTTTTCTGTGCTCTGACAGGCAAACCAAGGCGATCAGTTAGACTGAGCACCCGCTTGCTAAAAGCCTGCTTGGTAATCTTGTGTTCGCTTGCAAGCTGGGTCATGGACTTGGTCGACCTGTTAAGCACGACCGCCAGCACAGACTGCTCCAACGTGTCGGCCATGTTCTGAACGGCTGGATGGTCTGGCGCCTTAGTTATAAGGTAATGGAATACCTGTGTGGTTAAAGCCACTGACGACGTTGTAACAGTTAGACCCAGCTCACAGAACGCCTCATGGACTAGATCCGCTATGCCGTCGATCCGGGTGGATATGTGGGCCGAACCGCAAGGGATTCGTTCTAACGCTTGCTGATCTATCATATTAGATTAACCCCCTAAGTGCAGTCGTTAGTGCAGTAATGGAAACGGCCTTCTGCATTAGTGCAATAATAGGCCCTAAAGGGCCTTTATTACTGCACCTACATGCTCCGCAATACTGCACTAGTGCAGTAATAGTTATTGCACTAACTCTAAAATGGCTCATTTGTCACCTTTTTGCTGAATAAGCCATCGCTGGCTTCTTCGATTAAACCGTCATCTTTAGCCTGCTTCACGCGGGCCTTCGCTTGGCGTTCCTGCAACCCGGTGGCATGTTGTACGAATGTAACAACTTGGGTGTACTTTGCCCCTTCAGGTAGCTTTGCCCAATCAATCGACGTTGCCCTGCGGCCTACTGACTTCTCAGGCGCTCCCACCTCAATCCACGCCATGCCTTTGTCGGCATGCTTTAAGTGAACTAGCGGCTGCGTCTTGCTCGCAATTAAATCGCTCGCAGTTACGCCAGAACGCAATCCAGACCGCTTTCCGCGCTTGGTCACCTCTAGCTTATATGTGTACGTTCCTTGCTCATCCTGGCCACAAGGCGACAGCATTAAAACGGATCTCGCCCAATTCGTCAGCTCGCTCGATCCAAATCCGCTATACGCCTTGTCGTGCCCTTGGTAACCGCTGCCGTCCCGTGTTGGCTTTGGCGTATGGTGCATAAGCATCCAAGCAAATCCTCCAGATAGGGCGAGTGGGTTAAGCAAATTACGCAAAAAGCCACCGGCAGTCTCTTGGCTGGATAAGTCGCCACCGATAAACGCCAGCAACGGATCTACCCAGGCTAAGTCGGGCTTATGTTTTTCAGCTAGGCGACGCATCCTGTCCACGAACCGTTCACCTGTGGACGTGCAGTCACGCACGATCACAATGTTTTGCTTCACCCGATCCAGCTCCTCTGCGGTCAAATCCAGCGCCTTTAAGATGCCCTGCAACGCCTCTGCCACATCCCCCTCATCGTTCTCTGCCTGCACGATTAGCGACTTTAACGGCTTGCCGTGTGGGCTAATTCCGAACAGATCACGCCCAGCCGCCCATGTAATAGCGGCCTGTAAGCACAGCACGCTCTTACCAAGGCCACTGCTACCCACCCACAACGCTGAACCGCCACGGCAGATCCACCGCTTGCCTAGTAGTTGCGTTATATCGGCATCCTCCTTGAAATTAACCAACTGCTCCCAGCTATACGGCTCTGGAATATCACCGTAGATCGTGCGCTCCATCCACTCCATGTAGGTCAGCGTAGGTGCGCCACACTCGACTAACTCCTGCTGCAATCCTGTGGCCGTCCTCATCGCCCCTGGCAACCGCGACAACCGGCCTGCGTCCTTATTGGCAGGATCTAGCTTTGTGTGCTCAAGGTGTTTGTAAATAAACGCCACTCGCTCGGCAAACTCCTTGGCATTTGCTGCCCTAACTTCAACAAAGGCGTGCAAACTGCGCGATCCGCTCTTAATGATAGACGACGTAGGCAGGCCGCTGCGCTTAATAATTGCCCACTGTTCAGCCATCGTGCTTTCATCAAACTCGATTAGGCAGTGCCTATATTTCGTGATGTGCTCTGCAGCCCGCCCTTTCCCGTTGTTAGCGTTGATCGACACATAGACGCCTACTGCATCGCCTTGCCATTCCTTCAACCCGTCGCCTTTAAACAGCTCTAGCCACTCCTCCCGGCTTCGCGTGTCCCCAGCACCGTCCGGCCGTTCGCGGTCGCCATCTTTAATCGATCGGCAGATGTTAATCTGATCGCCTACGTCGAAACACGTGGTCAGGAATTTATCTACCGGGCCACTTTCCACGCTGATAGGCATAGGCGGCACTGGCAGATCCTCACGAACGATCGCCCCATTCTGATAAGCATACTTGGCCTTCGGCTTCCACGGCTCTCTGGCTGGCTTGCTGAATGCGGATCTGACTGCACCTACTGCCTCGTTCTGCGATAGCCCTACCTTGTAGGCCCACTCCTCTGCGTTAGTCGTTGCGTCGAACTCCGTCAGCCCTTGGTCGCGCCATTGGCAGGCCAGCTTAAAAAGTTGCGTGTTGCGCTCGCCTTCAGCGGCTCCGTTCCGATGGATCGCTTCGATTGCGGGTGGGAGGGGTGCGATCATTTCTTAGCAAACGCCTCCAGCGCCTTGACGATTACGTATTCTATAACTGCTTCTGGATCTTTCTTTAACTGCCTTATGCCAAAAGCGTGTAGGGCTTGAGCCGTCTTTTCGTCGTAGGTCACATCGACTAAAACTTGCTTCGGTGCGGGCCGTGCTTTGCCAAAAGTAATTTTACCCAGATCCTTCATTTGCGTTTCCTCCTCTTTTTGCGTGGCTTCACTTCCTTCCAAATTTGAAAGTTCTTGTCGCAATCGACAGACAACAGCATCAGCCGCTGATACAACCACCCGCCCCAGCTCCACCGGGCGATCGTGTGGCTGGCTATGTCTCCTAAGTAATAGAACAGGATTGAAAGCAGTTTCATTTTTTGGCCTCCATCGCCTTGGCCTTATAGCCCTCGGCCTGCTTCAGCATTTCCGTGGCCATAAGAACGGCCAGATCCAGCCGGGTGCGCACTGCATCGTACTGCTTCTTCAGCAAATTCTTCTTCGCACGTTCGAGCACGGCGAGATGCCAGGTGAGACGTTTTACGCTCATTAGATTTCGTACTTCTCCATAAAAGGAATGTCGGAAGCGCAGTGATTTCTAAATTCAGGAATTTGCATCATAGTTTTATGCAAACTCTGTGCATCGATCTTGTCCCTAATAACTGCGTGATGAAAAGCAACCATCCAGAAAAGACCTGCACCCAGTGCCTTAATTCTTTCGGTTTCACTCGAACATACAGTCATGGCAAATCCATGCTCTTGCTCAAAAGCATCCAAAGATCCGTCGCCAGGTGTAAATAGACAGGAATGATTTGTACCGTGCACATAGGCCAAAGACACACTCACCACTGCCCCATTCCCCAACGGTGGCGATTGGCACGGGCCTCTCGCACACAGTCGGCGTACTGCTTCGGGGTGTAAGTGCAAATCACGCGGGCGGAGAACATGGTCAGGAGATCGGCTAGGCTCACAGCACCGCCTTCGGCAGCGGCCCCGCCAGTTTGTAGTGGTACTTGCTGGCGTCGTATTCCAGCGGATAGCCAAAAAAGTCTCGCAACAGATCGATGTCCCGTTGGATGGTCTTGTAACTGCACTCAAGTTTTACACCTAACCTGGCACAGCTAGGCAGCGTCAGATCCCGCCGCAGCATGCCAGCGATCACGCCCAAGCGGCGAAACGTCGGCCGTGTATCGCCCAGGCTCATCGCCCGATTGCGTTTAGATGCGAGCCTAGCGGGTGTCGTACTCACTTCATCACCTCCACCATCGCGAACTTCGGCAGGCGCATCGCGTTAAACTGCTTTTCGCTTGCAGCAAACACGTCCACAACGGGCAACTTCCCACCGCTTGCCTTTTTGCTTTTAACGGCAGTGCCCGTATCCACGGCCACCCACTCACGCTTGCCGCCCATCACGCGAATCTTAGACCATAGCGGAATAATGTCTGGATCGACGGCACAGTGACGGCCAGCACGCAAGCGTGTGCCAGTGCTGGACTGATAGCGACTGCTCCACTCATCTTCTCCCGGCCAGTAGCCAGTGATGCGAACCTTGATTTTCTTAACGTCGATCTTCTTGGCGATCGGACGCAGATCGATTAGTGCGTTACTTAGTTTCGTCGTGGTAAAGCCAAGCAGGGCCAGGATTGATAGCAGTGTCCTCATAGCCCCGCCCTTATCCGATCGATCAGATCGTTCTCGCGTCCTTCAGCAGCCGCCAGCGCAGCTTTTGCTTCCGCCAGCTCACGGGCCAACGAACGCACGCGGTTCAGTAACTGCTCGTGGGTAGATTGTTCGGGTAGGATCTCAATCACAACTTCACCTCCCGCGGGTCGTACTTCTTCAACCAACGCCACACCTTGCAGATAGATGTGAACGCCTCAAAGGCCTGGGCAACTTGCTCGGAGGTGTAGCGGATGTCCTGCAACTGGCCGGTGACTGGATCGATCAGGATGTTGCGGCAGGCCATGCCTTCGTCCGTGAATGCGTACGCGTATGCACTAAGTTGCAAAAGATCAGTTTCATAGCCCGATGCTTTTGAGACGCCTTTCGCATCCTTCTTAAATTTTCTGGTTTTAAAATCGATAACCTCCATCTCGCCGTGGATCTGGGCGATCAAATCCACCCTTCCTGCGTACCCTTCGGCCTCATTGACTAGCACGGATTCACTGGCGTGCACTTTAGTGACGCAACAATCCCGCCATTCCTTTAGGCCCGCATAGTGCTCCTCGTATCCTTTAACCAAGTCACCCGGCTCCTCGCCATTGATTATGATTTCAGCTAGGGAATGAATGTGAGTTCCGCGCAGTGCTGCCGCTTCCACTTCCTTTCTGCTGTCCAATACGACTCGTTTGGCAAAGTCACTGTCGGCCTCGCCATTGTTACGTGGTAGCGATAAGGCAGATAGAATCGCCTGCTCCTCCTTCCAATTCATCAGCCCCTGCTTGCTGGGGCCAGCCGCCCCGAGAATGGTGGTCACGGACGGATACGCCCCTACCTTTCGGGCGGATCGCAAGTCACCGTGGCACGACTCACCCGACGCCAGGTAATAGTGCGACGACTCCGTCTTTGCCGTGGCAATAAGCGCAGCCATTACTGCCAGTCCTTCAGCAAGCGCATGGTCATAAGGGCCAGCACGACTGCTGTGGTTGGGAATACGATTTGAACTATCAAAGTTAGGATTTCCATGGTGGGTATTCTTTCTGGCCAAGGCGGGATAGAACCACCTAGCCCAAGTGCTCAGAACGGCACGGGAGTCCCGTCGGCATCTAACTCGACGACGGCTGGTTTCGGTGCGCCCGGACGATTGCATTTCCGGACGAAGTCTTTATCGACTTTGATTTTATTCGCTCCGGCAGGGAGTACCGCCTGCACATTCGCGTAGGTTGAACCATCACGCTCCGCATGTGTCACGAGGATCTGGCACGGCTTACCGATGAGCGTTTCCAGATCCAGATTCTGCGGTGGTGCCTTCTTGGCATAGGTTTTCAAGTCTTTAAACAGAGCCGCCTTTTCATGTAGGGTTAGTCCGTAACGCCGGCCAATGGTAAACGGCCGCCCGTCCTCCATCTTCTCGGCGATCTGCCACACCAGGCGGATCTGATGCTTCTTTCCATACTGCGTTTCTACTTCGCCTAAGTCCTCAACGTCGCAGAAAACTGCGTCGTGATTTCCTTGCGGGGCTGGCGTGAAGCTGCCCCCTCTGCTTGCTACTATTGGCATATTTTTATTTTGCTTTCTTGGTTTGGGTTTCTTGGATTTGCGACTACTCGTCGTCGCAAAAATCGTTGTTTCGGTGCGGTTGCTTAAGGTCTTGGAACTCGCGGTCGGCCAAGTGCCACGCGATCTCATGCTTGCGGGCCAAGTCCTTTGCTTGAGCTAAGTCGCCACGATTGACGGCTTTCACAACTCGCTCGGCTGAGTTGCGGCAGGCCATTACTTCAATGTTTTCGATTAAACGGAATTTCGTTAGATCGGTCATAATCAGCCCCGGCGGTTGTTGCCGTAGTAATCGGCGAAACGCTGACTCTCATATTCAGAGTCAGCCCTCTCCCGCTCGTAGACGTCGTATTCGTAGTCCGGCTTGTCGTTGTTAATAGGTGTATCGTTGGTTGGTTCGCTCATTTTTTCTCCTTCATCGAAAGGCGGAATGACTTAGCCGTCATCGCTACTGCTTCGGCCGTCAGGCACTTGGTTGTAAAACGCCAGATGCGCCAGCCCAGGTCGGCGGCAGCTCGATATTTTTCGCAGTCTTTTACCATCCCCATCCCCCGCCCGTGACGGCCGCCAAACGGTAGGAACGCACCACCGTCCAGCTCGATCGCACAGCGGGCGTTTTTGCAGGCGAAGTCGAAACGCCATTTACGGGTCGGGTGAAACGTGTGCTCGGCCACTAACTCCGGGCCACCAGCCACAGTCCAAAGCACAATAAACTTTTTTGCCAGTGCGCTCACGATTGCGCCCTCTTGAGCAGGCTTGCGACCACCTCTTGAATGCCGTCTAGGTCATTACGCAGCTTTCGGTACTTGGTTTGCAGATCGATCAGAGCAGTGGTCTGCGAGAGCTGCGCCGATCCGTAGGATTGCGAGACTGAGATCGGCAGAATGCCCTCTGCTTCGAGGTCGCGAACAGTAGCCGCAGGCGGATAGAACGCCCCGGCCACGCCGCCTTGGCTTTCAGGTGCGGGGGCACCGTTGTCCTTGGCGTAAATCATCTGCCCTCCCTAAAGAATCGACGCACTTGATCGATTACCCAGCCCAGCACGATCACGGCTACGGTCAGCCCAGCGATTCCAGAGCCTACGAATAAAGCCCAGCCAGTAATCAGCATGGATACTTGGGCAAGATCCCGCATGACTTCCCAAGAAATCATTTGCTGGCCTCGTGCTGCTGTGCCCACATACGGCACACGGCGGGGTTTGGGTGATAAACGAACGCTTCGGGGGTCAAATCGTACCCGCCGCGTATATTTAAATTAAATTGTTGGTAGAGAGCCTTTTTAGGCTCAGTTATT